ATAAAGAAAGCAGACGAGCTGAACAGAATGGCGGCAAAGCTTCTGCCACTGCCAGAGGGACTGACGCAGGTGGAGCAACTTTTATACAAGTCGCTTTGCATTGTGTACCGAGAGTTCAGAGCGGGGCAGATAAACAAGAAACAGGCGCTTGATGAGAAGCAGGAACTATACAGGGCATACATCAATGGGGCTTATGCACTTGATCTATGGCAGACATATGGGGAATATGCTAAGGTGTTTCAGAAATGTCAGTACGAGATACATCATGACGGCTGCGAGGTTTGTAAACGTCTCAATGATATCCTATGCGGTATGGGGGAGGGGCAAAGCCAATGAAACACACTGACCACACCCTCTGTTGGTACTGCAAGCACGCAGTGCCAACAAAGGACAAAATAACAGGAGAATACCTCACAGGCTGTGCATGGTCCATAGACCACAGACCTGTTGAGGGCTGGAGAACGTGTCAGCACAGAATGTACGAGGCTCAGAAAGGGGGCATGATACATTCATATACTGTGACGGAGTGTCCTGAGTTTGAGGAGGGATAAAAAGTGGTTGAAATCAAATTAAAACCTGGAATGAAGTTTAAATACAAGGATATAGACTTTATATGCCTTGACATTATCAACGGCAACTACTTAGCGATAACGGCTGAGTGTTGGTGCCAAAAGCGTTTTAACGAAAAATACGGGGATGGCTGCAACAATTGGGGAAAATCAACACTCCGTCGTTTTTTAAACGAAGATGTGCTCGAGGAACATTTTAACACGGAACATTTAATAAAGCAAACGTCTGACCTTGTCGCAGATAACGGCGACAAAGCTTACGGCACTTGTGAAGATTATATAACGCTGCTCACTTGCGATCAGTACCGCAAGTATAGAGATTATGTGCCGTTGTTTGAAGAATGCATGTGGACGCTTACTCCGTGGAGGTGCGACACCAGCAACGCTTACTACGTGCGTTACGTCGCCCCGGCAGGAGCTATCGGCGACAGCCATGCGTCCAACAGTGGCGGGCTCGCTCCGGTTTGTTTATTTAATTCGCAGACACTTAGGGCTGAATATTCTGGTGTCAGATTGGTGGGGATAGAATGACAAAAATCAAACCCGAATACATATTCCCGTTGTTGCTGATTTTACTGAACATTGGAGCGGCGGTTATATACGCCGTGCAGAAAGACTACAAGAAAGCTGTCTACTGGTTAGCGGCGGCTGTGTTGAATGTGACTGTAACTTTTTAGGAGGCTATATGGATAGTGCAAAAGAACAAAAGGCTATCGAACGTCTGAAAACGTTTGAACCTGCAGACGGATATTATCTGGCATATAGCGGCGGAAAAGATAGTGACTGTATCAAAATTTTGGCACAACTCGCAGGCGTTAAATTTGAAGCAGTACATAATCTGACAACTGTTGATGCGCCCGAAACTGTGAGATATGTTCAATCTCAGCCAGATGTGAGAATAGATAAATCGTTTGACAAGAACGGCAATCATGTTACTATGTGGAATTTGATTGTAAAAAAGCTAATTCCTCCGACACGCCTTGTAAGATACTGTTGCACCGAATTGAAGGAACGTGGTGGCATAGGACGTGTTGTTGTCACTGGTGTTAGGTGGTCTGAAAGTCGACGTCGCAGAGAATCAGCGGACGTTGTTAAAATTGTCGGAAAACCTAAATCAACGATGAAAACAGCTGATGAAATAGGCGCAGAATATCAACAAACGTATCAGGGTGGAATCATTTTTAATGACGATAACGACAAAAATCGCAGGTTGGTTGAACACTGCTATCGCACTACGAAAACTATGGTAAACCCTATAGTCGATTGGTCTGATGATGATGTGTGGGATTTTTTGCACTACTATGGTTGCAAATCAAATCCGCTGTATGAATGCGGTTTTAATCGTATAGGTTGCATTGGCTGTCCTATGGCTGGAAAACATAGATACGTTGAATTTGAACGATATCCGAAATACAAACAAAATTATATAACGGCATTTGATAGAATGCTAGAACATAGAAAACAGCTTGGAAGATCAGCTAAAATGACATGGCAAACAGGTCAAGACGTTTTTCGCTGGTGGCTTGGTGAAGATTTTAACCAGCTGACATTTGATGATTTGGAGGTATAACATATGGCAAGATACATCGACGCAGACAATCTGATTGACGAACTATCGGCGGCGTGTATGCCGATATACGAAAAAGGCATAACAGGCATTCTGGGTGATAACAGCAGTATCGCTGATATAATCAACGAACAGCCTACTGCAGACGTACAAGAAGTGAAACACGGGCGTTGGGTCTACAAGGAACGAACGAAAGTTGTGAACACGGACAATGTCGGCATACTGGAAGGCTATCGCACTATTACCGAAGAAAACATAGACAAAGCAACTATAATTTTAAAAAAACGCATAACGGTCAAAATACCGTTTTGCTCGTTGTGCGGCGAACACGGCGACAACGAGGGCGACGCAACGCCGTATTGCCCTAACTGCGGTGCTAGAATGGACGGTGACAGCAATGGATAAAACCTGTTCAAATTGCAAACACGCAATAGGTTTCAGTCCTCTACATGACAAGGCACAATATACTTTTTGTGCAAAGCGAAGTGACGTTGCAAAGATCAAATTTGTCGTGGTGAACAGAAAGAACAAATGCTATGCGTGGGAGAAAAGGAGCGATAACGATGCGTGAAATATTATTTCGTGGCAAACGCACCGACAATGGTGAATGGGTATGTGGCTATTACGTTCTCAGGAAACGCCCATACTTCAAGGACAAGGGTGCTAATTTTGAACACATCATTTGCGACAATCTGGTAATCGATGATTTCAATGACAAACAGTTTGTTGATACAATCCCGATAATATATTCGGTTGACCCTGAAACTGTCGGTCAGTACACAGGTCTTACCGACACGAACGGCAATAAGATTTTTGAGGGGGATCTCTGCCTGTGCGACAGAAATATTTCAAAACATATTGACAAAAAGGTTTTTGAAATTAAATTTGACCCTGAGACCGGTTTTTTCGGAGAAAGTGACACGTCAAACATTTACCCTAGCGATTTTTATATGTGCGAAATCATCGGAAATATTTTCGACACCCCTGAATTTCTGAAAGCTGGTGAAATGCCATGAAAGCACGAACGAACATCGTCAAACAAAGCGACATCAAAAAAGAGGTCGCAAAGGAAATGCAGAAAAGATATAGTGAACTGCAGGGCGAGATTATGCAGGATATCACAGAACAGATAATGGCGACTGTTTTGTGGACGCTAGACAAGTGGTACGGCTGGAAAGGCAAACGTCTACGTGCATTCATCGACGCAGTAAATAGCACGTTTGACATCATGGACACGGCTGAATTCGATAACGATAACAACGCCAGCTATCTGAAAGAGACATACGGCATTGACCTGTCGGAACTGATATCAACGGAAATGACCGACAGGGTGCAGAAAGGCGGTTGAAATGACAGCAAAAGAATATTTGCAGAACGCTTATAAAATCGAGAGGCGTGTGAAAATCATCGAAAACAAGGTCAAGAAACTGCGGTCACAACTAGAATATGCTGGTATTTCATACGAAAACACAGGTGCTAGTCATGGTAGTTGCAATGGTGACAAGATGTCAAGCACCATAGAACGCATAGCAGAATACGAACGCAGACAGCAGGAACTGGCGCTGATACTGATTGACAAACGTCTGCAAATTGAAAAGTCCATTGACGCAGTAGCAGACGCAGACCAGCGAGAGGTTCTTGAACGGCGGTATCTTTTTTATCAGCGCTGGGTTGGAAAATTCAACAAAGAAAATGGTGAATACATAATGGGGATCACCGACTATATGAACTATTCGGAACGCACGATATATAAAATTCACGGCGAAGCCCTGAAACATATCATCGTTCCGAAAGAGTGCAGTGAAATGCAGTGAAATGCAGTTATTAATCTGCTATACTGTATAATAGCCCGATAGGGTGAAAAGGTCAGTTGGTTATCTCCTCAATAAAAGCCAACCCCATTTTTACGCCTGAGTGGCTAGCCCTCAGGCAATGTGCAGGGGCGGTGCGCCATCACTTAACCTGCTCCATGTTTTTTACTTCTTTTGTTTTAGATCTCCTGATTCCGCTATGGCATTAGCTATGGCGGATATATCGGTCGATACTGCGATGATGTTGACGCCGATACCAATCAGCCACACACACCTCTTAGCAATGTGTCCCATGTGTGGCATTTTTATTTTATGGGGGCGGTATCATGAAAGGCTTTGCATATTTCTTTTACCGCTCGGCAGCGTGGAAGAAGTGTCGCCAATCCTACATTGACAAACGCATACTAATCGACGGCGGTCTTTGTGAAGAATGTCACGAACGTGCTGGATATATCGTTCATCACCGAACATTGTTGACACCAGCGAACATTCGTGACCCTGAGGTATCATTGAACCATGCCAATCTCGAATTCGTGTGCAAAAAATGTCATGATAATTTCGAGGGCCATTTCTACCAAAAATCGCCTAAAAAATTAACAAAATGTGAATTTGACGCATTTGGCATGCCCGTACCCCCCTCAAATTTGGACTGAATTTTTTCCTAAGATACCGAGGGGGCAAAGGTCATTTTTTACGCACGATAAAATCGCATAAGGGGGTGTAATCTGACAATGGCAAAAATCAAAAAGAATTTGAGCGAGTTGCGAAAAGCTGTGGATAGTTGTGAACCGGCAAAGAGAGAACTAGGTATAAAGCTATTGGATCAGCTGGAGTACATGGAAAATCTGCTGAGCGAGTATCAGAAAAAGATAAAAGCAGAGGGCGCAATCATCGAAGCGACAAACGGCAATGGTTTTACTGTCAAGACAGAGCACCCAGCAAGTAAAGCATATGCAACACTAATCGGAAAATACAATGCAATGGCTAAGACAGTTGAAAACATTATTCTCGACAGCCTGCAAAAATCTGAGGGTGACGAGCTGTTGGAATTCCTAGGCGGTGCAAAGCGTTGACGGAATTTGAAAAATATTTTACTGGCATTTATGACGGAAATATCGTTGCGTGTGAGAAAATGAAAAAGGTTTCGGAAATGCTGTTGAACAGATTTGCAAGCCCTGATGAATTTCATTTTGACGAAGCTATTGCAACACGGCATACGGACTTTATCGAAAAATTCTGCAAGCAGCCGTCTGGAAAACTAGGTCAGCCATTGAAGTTGGAGTTGTTTCAAAAAGCAAGATTGCAGGCGCTATTCGGTTTCGTTGATGATAACAACCTGCGTCAGTATAACGAATGTTTGATAATCGAAGGTCGAAAGAACGGCAAGACAACGGAAACTGCGGCGGTCGAGAATGATATGCTAGTCAATGACGGAGAGGGTTCACCGCAGATATATAACGTCGCCACAATGCTAGATCAGGCAAAGCTAGGTTTCAACGCCTGCTACAAAATGATAAAACAATCGCCATTGTTGAGCAAGCATATTCGTAAATGTGCGGCCGATTTGTATTTTCCGTTGAACATGGGATTTATAAAGGCTCTTGCCAGCAATTCAAACGGCCTTGACGGATTGGACGTTCACTGCGGTGTTATCGACGAATTGGCGGCAATAAAGAACCGAGATCTATATGATTTGATAAAGCAAGCAATGGGTGCTAGACAGCAGCCCATTTTATTTTGCATTACCACAAACGGCTTTGTTCGTGGCGGCATTTTTGACGCCCAATACGAATATGCAAATAACCTGCTATACGGACGGCTGACAGAAAACAATAACCGATTTTTGCCGTTTATCTATGAACTGGATAGCCCTGATGAATGGGACAAGGAAGACTGTTGGTTGAAAGCAAACCCTGGGCTGGGCACGATAAAATCAACCGACTATCTGCGCCAAATGGTGCAGAAAGCCAAAGACGATCCTAGCTTCAAGGCAACAGTTATGGTCAAAGATTTTAACCTTCCGCAGAATACCGAAAGCGGCTGGCTGAGGTGGGACGAGCTGAACAATGAAGAAACTGTCGTGGACTATCCATTCAGATATTTCATCGGTGGTTTTGACGCCGCTGATTATATAGACCTGAATGCCGCAAAGGCTATCTGCAAAAAGCCTGATGATGATAGGTTGTATATAAAATCTATGTACTGGATACCGCAAGCCGTTCTTGACGCTGACGCTGAAAAGGGTGACAGACGTGGACGAGATAGTGTGCCGTATGAATTGTGGAAATCGCAAGGTCTGCTGAGAACGTGCGAGGGAAACAAAGTCAACAAGCGTGTTATCCTAGACTGGTTTTTGGAGCTGAGGGATAAGGAAGATATCTATCCTTTGGCTATCGGCTATGACCCCTGGCACGTTTCGGACGAGCTGATAAAGGCATTTGAAGAAGAGTTTGGCAAGGGCGTTTTAGTACCTGTGCGACAGGGCGTTATAACGCTGTCTGACCCAATGAAGAATTTGAAGGCTGAGTTTCAGCGACACAACATCGTTTACGACAACAACCCGATTGACAAATGGTGTTTCCTGAATACGGCTGTAAAGACAGACGTCAATGGCAACATTCAGCCGTGTAAGAAATCTGACCGAACGCAGAGAATAGACGGACTTGCGGCACTACTAGACGCATATGTGGTCTATTATAATCGGCAGGAAGAATTTGAGAGTTTGATATGAAAGGGGTGAAAAAATGGGTCTGATAAATCGTTTTAAAAACAGATCACAGGTAGTGACCCGATATAAGATGATGTCGGAAATCGGCAACGGCTACTATAGTTGGGACGGTAATGTTTATCGTTCGGACTTGGTGCGTGCCTGCATTCGCCCAAAGGTCAAGGCTATCGGAAAGCTGACCGCAAAGCATATCAGAAAATCATATAGCCGAAATGGTGATGGCAGTATCGAGATAAACCCTGAACCATATATGCGAATGCTACTGGAAGAACCTAACGAGTTCATGACGATGCAGAAAATGTTGGAAAAAGTCGCAACACAGCTGTGTTTGAACAACAACGCATTTATCCTGATTATCCGTGACGGCAACGGCTATCCTACTGAATTATATCCTATCCCTGCGGACAGTGCAGAATGCGTATATATCGGCAATGATTTGCATTTGAAATTCACGTTTTTCAACGGGCAAAGATATACGTTTCCATATGCTGACATCATTCATCTGCGTAGTGATTTTTATAAGGACGATATCTTCGGAGAACGGCTGAGTGAAACGCTGACGCCGTTAATGGAAATCGTGACAACTACAGACCAAGGTATTGTCAAGGCTATCAAAAATTCGTCAATTATTCGCTGGCTGTTGAAGTTTACAAGCTCCTTGCGCCCTGAGGATTTGAAGAAGCAGGCGCAAGAATTTAGCGAGCAATTCATGAGCGTTCAGAACGGCACAGGCGTTGCAGCGGTCGACAGCAAGGCAGACGCAAAGCAAGTTGACGCAAAGGATTATGTACCGAATTCATCGGTCATGGAAAAAACCACGCAGAGAATTTATTCGCTGTTTAATACGAACGCCAATATCGTACAGTCGAACTACACGGAAGACCAGTACAACGCCTACTACGAATCGGAGATAGAACCAGTTGTAATGGAACTGGCTGGCGAATTCACACGAAAACTATTCAGCCGTATCGAAAGAGGGTATGGCAACAAGATAGTTTTTGAAGCGTTCAATCTGAGCACTGCGTCGATGTCAACCAAGCTGAATCTGGTGCAGTTTTTTGACAGGGGTATCATGAACGCAAATGAAATCCGAAGCGTGTTCAATCTAGCTGACATTCCTTCGGGCGATCAGTACTATGTCAGATTAGACACGGCAAAGATAGACAGCGGTGAGGGAGGTGAAAATGATGAAAATTAACGTCAAAGGTACTATCATTCCGAATGATGACCAGTGGATCTATGACCTTTTCGACATTGACGCCACTTCTCCTGCAAAGGTTTCAAAGGGTATAACTGCTGCGGCTGAAAAAGACGAGCCGTTGGAAGTTTACATCAATTCTGGCGGCGGTGATATTTTTGCGGCGTCCGAAATCTATTCAGCAATCCGTGAATATTCAGGTGATGTCAAAATACACGTTGTCGGTCTTGCGGCAAGTGCGGCAAGCGTGATAGCGTGTGCAGGCAAGTCAGATATATCACCGACGGCACAGATCATGGTACATAACGTATCATCGGTGACAAGCGGTGATTACCATGACATGGACAAAATGTCAGAGATTTTGCAGAAAGCCAATGAAACCATTGCAAATGCCTACATAACCAAGTCAGGCATGGCAAAAGAAAAGGCACTGGAAATCATGGACAAGGAAACATGGCTGACGGCTGATGAGGCGGTCGAACTGGGACTGATAGACGAAATCGCAGGGAGCAAGAACGTCAAATCACAGCTTGTGGCGGCCTACTGCGATATCATACCGCAGAACGTAATCGAAAAAATGAAAGCTGAGCGTGCTGACAAAAAGATAACAGCACAGGCAAGGCTTGACAAACTAAAGGAGGGTTATAAAAATGACAAGACAGGAAATGCTTGACAAGGCTCAGGCTCTCATCGACGAGGGCAATTTTGAGGAAGCTGAAAAGCTGATGAATGACGCTGAGAAAGCGGCAAAGGCACAGGCAAATCTGAACGCTATGACAAAGGACCATGCGTCAGATACTATGAAAAATATTATTGAAAGGAATGAAAACAAAATGAGCGAGAATGCAATCACACACACATCAAACATCTATGACAGCGTCGAGTACAGAACTGCATTTATGCATAACGTTCTCGAGGGTACACCAATCCCTGCGAAGTTTGCGAACGAGGCACAGTCCACAAAGACCACTGACGTTGCGGCTGTTATTCCGTCAACAACCATGCAGAGAATCGTTGAGAAGCTGGAGGAACACGGACAGATCTATGCCCTTGTCACAAAGACAAATATCAAGGGTGGTGTGACAATTCCTACTTCAAGCGCCAAGCCAGTTGCAACATGGGTCGCTGAGGGCGCAAGCTCTGACACACAGAAGAAGTCCACCGGTTCAATCACTTTCAGCTACTACAAGCTGAGATGTGCTATCTCCATGTCACTCGAAGTTTCTGTGGTATCACTCGACTTCTTTGAGACAGTATTTGCCAATCAGGTAGCCGACGCAATGATCGCCGCTATTGAGACAGCAATCATCAAGGGCGACGGCTCTGGCAAGCCAAAGGGTATCACAAAGGAAACTGTTGTCAGCGGTCAGAACGTGGACATTGCACCGACAAGCGGCATTACATACAAAACCCTGTGGGATATGAAAAAGAAAATTCCGTCAGGCTACAGAGCAGGCGTTAAGATGTTCATGAACTATGCAACATTCTGCGACATTCAGGCACTGACAGACACAAACGGACAGCCTATCGCTAGGGTCAACTATGGTCTTAACGGCGATATGCAGCCATCAGTTCTTGGCACACCTGTTGTGTTCTCAGACGATATCGACGCTTATGCGGATACTGTATCGGCTGACACAATCGTTGCATTCTTCTTCCGCCCTGAGGACTATATCCTCAACACAAATCTTGCCATGACGGTCAAGAGATATGAGGACAATGACACCGAAGACCAGGTAACAAAGGCGGTCATGCTGGTAGACGGCAAGGTCGTCGACAAGAACAGCCTTGTGACACTCACGAAGAAGAATAAGTAATCATGATGATAAAGGGGGCATAACGAATGCTTGAAAGTTTGAAAAATTCGCTGAGGATATCGCATAACAAGCTAGATAGCGACATTATGTCAAACGTGGACGCCTGCATGGAGGACTTGAAGCGTGTGGGCGTGTTCGTTCCCTTTGACGCTGACGATTGCAGTGCAATTCTGAAAAAGGCTATCGAAAACTATGTCAAATGGCAGTATGATTTCAACGGCAAGGGAGAAGATTTCCGCAAGAATTACGAGCGTTTACGAGACGCACTAAGTCTGAACGAGGACTACACGGAGGGGATTTAACAATGTTTAATGATGTTGTAAAAATTGCCAAAGCGAAGATAGTTTCAGACGAAATAGGAAATCAAGAAAAGGTCGTTGATTGGGAGAACGCCAAAGAAGTGTTCTGTCAGGTATCATCAATTTCACGGTCTGAATTTTACAGCGCCGCACAGGCAGGATTTCAACCCACGCTGAAAATCAAAATGGCAGATTACTATGACTATGATGACGAGGATATGTTATTCTACAACGGTCGGGAATATCGTATCATACGCACATATGTCGCAGGGACAGCCATTGAGTTGACGGCTGAACGTTTTGGCGGTGATAGCTGATGAAATCGGTTGAAATTGATGTCAGTAAACTGGCGAAACAGGTCGCTGATGACCTGAAAGAGTACAGCGAAGAAACTGCAAAGATAGTTGACGGCTGTATTGACGAGGTCGCAGACCAGTGCGTCGAAAAGTTGAAAACCACATCACCACGTCGGACAGGCAAGTATGCCGAAAGCTGGAAAGCTGAAACAGTATACGCTAAATCGGGCAACAAGCGTGTTGTTGTGCGTAACAAAAAATACTACTATCTGACACATCTGCTGGAGCATGGTCACGCAAAAAAAGGCGGTAAGGGCAGAGTAAAAGCATTTGTGCATATCAAACCTGTTGAAGAATATGCACAAAAGACGCTGCCTGAGTTAATAGAAACGAGGTTGAAGAAATGAATTTGACATTGGCTGATATACGTTCACGATTAACGGCTATCGACGAACTGAAAGACAAAGTCGCATACTATTCATCACGTGATGAAATGAAAACGCCATACTGCGTGTTCTATCGTGAAAGCACCATAGACAGCGGAGACGATATGCACCCCGCAAGCCTGCGAGAACAGACGATAGTCATTGAATTGTACACTAGGAAAATCGACGTTGAATTAGAAACGGCTGTTGAAAAACAGTTTGCAGATTTTGAGTTGGAAAAGTCTGAAAGCTGGATTGAAGACAGCAAGGAGTATCAGATAAGATATTTGTTTACCAATTATTTGAAGTAAAGGAAGGGACAATGCAATATTTAGGTGGCAAATGCAAAATTGCAAAACCTATTTCAGAACTCATTTTACAAAAAAAGGAAAATATCAAGACGTTTGTAAGTTTGTTCTGTGGCGGCTGTGCAATCGAAACAAAATTAGCACCACATTTTGAAAATGTTATATGCAATGATCTACACCCATATCTGATAGCTATGTATCAGGCATTACAAAACGGCTATGATTTGCCCGAAAATATATCTGAAGAACAGTATAGATATATCCGTGAGCATAAGGACGAGGATAAGGCGTTGACTGGCTTTGTGGGCTTTGCGTGTTCGTTTGGTGCGAAATGGTTTGGTGGCTGTGCCCGAAACAAAAGGGGTAACAATTATGCCAAGCAAGGTAGGAATGCTATAATGCGAGATATTGAAAATCTTAAAACAGCAAAATTTACCTGTGCCGATTATCGCAGTGTTGACATTCCTGACGGATCTATAGTATACGCTGACCCACCATATACTGGCGTTACAGGCTATTCAACAGGCGAATTTGACAGTTCTGAATTTTGGAAATACATGAGAAAAATCAGCGAGAAGAACACAGTGTTTATTTCGGAATTGCAAGCACCTGACGATTTTGTTTGCGTTTGGCAAAAAGAAATTTTAAGGACGTTAAATAGCAATAGCAAACGCCCAAAATCTGTTGAAAAATTATTCGTACATAAATCGCAAATTTAAAAAGGAGGAATTAAAATGGATGAGACAAAGAAAGCCCCAAGCAATATCATTCTTGGAAGCGGTTATATCTACTATCAGGATTTCAACGATGAAACAATACCTGATGTTGATACTATCTGCACCAAAGCCAATGTTTTGGGCTATATCCAGGGCGGTGCAACCCTGTCTTATAAGCCGACATTCTACACCGCAAGTGATGATGATGGCACACACCAGAAGACAATCATCACAGAGGAAGAGGCTACGCTGAAAACTGGTATCATGGTATTCAACGGCAATACCCTTGACGTCCTCTGCGATACTGCAAGAGTAACAGAAGATACCAGCAAGAAACGTAGAACTGTCAAAATTGGCGGTCTGAAGAATATGCGTCGCAAGAGGTATGTTCTGTGTTTCCACCACGTTGACGCAGTTGACGGAGATATATGGGTCATGATCGTGGGCAACAATCAGAGCGGCATCGAACTGGCGTTCGCAAAAGACAAGGAAAGCGTTATTGACGCTGAGTTCAAAGCACTGCCAAGCGACAGCGAGGGAACACTGATTACCTACATCGAAGAGGATAAGTCAATAAGTGCCACATAAGCAACACAAATACACAGCCTGCTGAGATTTTCAGTGGGCTGTTTTTTTGGAGGTATACAAAAAATGCCAAAGACGTTGAATTTCAATAAAATGCAAAAACCTAGCCTGCGTATCGAGCTGGCTGATGAAAAGCATACCACGATATTTGTTATGCCACCCACAAAGGGTGAGATTGAAGCGTTCGGAGAAATATCCGCAAAGCTAGGCGGCAACAAGCTGGACGAAGCAATCGAAATGTGTGCAAAACTGATGTCACACAACATTGCGAAAATACCAATAACGGCTGAAACACTGGCTGATTGGGATATATACGACATTCAAACATTCTACCGCACATATATCGACTATCTGCTAGAAATCAAAAATTCAAAAAACTAGCGCTCCCCTACTATCCACCGCAGGATAGAGAGGGGGAAAAATATGAAATTTCCTCAACGTGGGAAAAGTTAGTTGCGGACTATATGGGTATATCACTATATGATGTTGATGATATGGACTACTATGACTATCTGCTGATACGTCGTGACGCTTTTATTGCACGGCTCAGGCAGACAGAGAGCGGTCAAGAATACCTAGATAACGCATATAGGTTGACCTTGACGAAGCCTGACCGACAGGCTTTGCGAGAGAATTTCGGAAAGGGGGTAATGATAGGTGGCAAAAAGTAGCATAAAGGGCATTACTATCAAAATAGGCGGTGACACCACAGGTCTTGACAAGGCGCTGAAAGAAACGAACAAGAAAAGCCGTGAGCTGGAAAGCGAGTTGAAAGCGGTCGATAAAGCCCTAAAGCTGGACCCGAACAACGTCACGCTGGTAAAACAAAAGCAAGACCTGCTGAAAGACAGTATCAAAGAAACAAAAGCAAAGTTGGACGTGCTGAAAGAAGCACAATCGCAGGTCACGGCACAATATAAAAAAGGCGAGATAGACGCAGGACAGTATCGTGCGTTTCAGCGAGAGTTGGAAACAACGAAGTCGAAGCTGTCAAGTCTGAAAGACGAAAAGAAAAATGTCAATGCTATCGGCACGGCATTTAAAGAAGTCAAAGACAAGGTCGAACCTGTCATAAAAAAAGTTGAAAAAGTCGGTTCTGCCATAGGCGGTGCGGCAAGCAAAGCCGTAAAGTTCACGGCAACGCTAGGCAAGATAGACACGGCCATGATAGGCAAGGCGGCTGACGGATTCAAGAAATACACGCAAACCATAGGTGTTGGTCTTGCGGCTGTAACAACGGCACTTGCGGCAAACGTCGAAACTAGCCGTGAGTGGAACAGTGATATGACCAAACTGAAAACAAACGCCGAAACCAGCGGCAACAATTTTGATTTTATGAAATCAAAAATGCAAGATTTGGTGGCTATCACAGGCGAGTCCGATTCGAGCATTGAAGCGTTATCAAACCTTATGGCTGTTGGTTTCAGCGATGAACAAATGACGCCTGCTATAAATGCACTCAGCGGAGCGGTTGAAAAATTCCCTGATACCTTGAAAATCGAGAGCCTTTCAGATAGCTTGCAGGAAACCCTTGCCACAGGTGCTGCGACAGGTCAGTTTTCAGAGCTTATCGGGCGTATGGGTGATAGCGTTGACGATTTTAATGCGGGTCTACAGAATTGCACGTCAGAGGCAGAACGTCAGCAGTATGCCCTTGATTGGCTGGCAAATTCGGGTCTGTCGGAAATCAATGACGAATACCAATCAGCAAATAAATCAACGCTGGACTATGAACGTGCTAGTTTTGAATTGCAGGACGCCCTTGCATCTTTGGGAACTGCGTTCACGCCTGTTATGGCTGGTGCAAAGGGAATGGCGGCAGATTTTCTGACAAAATCGTTGCCAGCTGTTCAGAAATTGTCAGGCGGTTTTACCAAACTGTTTGACGGCGTTTCTAGTTTGCTAGACGCATATGACAGCGACGGTCTTGACGGCTTGACCGAACAAATCCCGATTGTTATATCTGGGCTGTTCAGCTCTGCGTCAGAAACGCTTGCCGAAAACGCCCCTACGCTAATCACAGCGGCAACTACGGTTTTAACGTCTATCATTCAGTCACTAGCACAATCAGCGCCGTCACTAATCAATTCAATTCTGCCGTCACTGCTTAACGGCTTTTTCGGGCTGATAAATGCGTTGGTTTCAACTATCCCGACGCTAGTGCCTGAACTGGTGCAGGGCGCAATCACACTGTTTTTAGGTCTGATTGACGGACTAAATGATGTTATCAAACAATTGATGCCAATGTTACCTAGTTTGATAAAACAAATAACTGACACGCTGATTGAAAATCTTCCTGCAATCATCGAGGGCGGTTTCCAATTACTAACAGGACTAATAACAGGTCTGACCAAATGCACACCTGATTTGATTGACGCAATAATAGCGTTGATACCTGTTATAACAGATTCACTGACAGAAAATCTGCCTGCGCTAGTCAAGGCAGGTATGGAACTGATTGTCGCATTGGCACAGGGCTTGCCACAGGCTCTGCCTGACCTTATCGACGCTCTTCCCGAAATAATCGGTGCTATCATAGACGGATTCAAGGACGTTGACTGGCTGGATTTGGGTGCAAATATCCTCAAGGGCATTTTGAACGGTTTAGTTTCTGCCGTCAGCGGAATTTGGAGCGTAGTGGAAGACGTAGGCAGTGCCATTATAGACGGATTTTGCGATTTCTTCGATATCCATTCGCCTTCAAGGGTCATGGCGAAAAAGGTCGGTCAGTATCTGCCGTCGGGAATTGCGGTCGGTATGGAAGACACTGCAGACGAACCAGTTGACGAGGCACAGGCTATCGTTGACAGCGTTGCAGGTGTATCGGCTGAAATGGATCCTGTCATGATAGGCAGACAGACCGCAAGAAAAACGGCTGACAAAATATCAACCGAAGCCGACAGCACCACACAACACGGCAAGAGCGGTGATCTGACAGTGGTTATGAACATTGACGGAAAACGTTTTGCCACAGTGACAGCACCATACATGGACGTTGCTATGGCTGAAAAAATCAATCTGAATGCTAGGAGGGTGGCTGACAATGTCTAGTATAACGATAAATGGTAAAAATTCCTATACCGATTTTGGAGCGTTGCTGACATCACGCAGTACACCGCCGCCAAGTATCAGGGATATATCGGCTACTATACCATACCGCAATGGCGACATATGTTTCACATATCAGAATGGCGGTAAACCTACCTATGATACACGAACGTTGACATACAAATTCGTGTTTATGGACTGTCCAAAAACCGCCCTGCGGAAAACAGTGGCAGATTTTGAAAACTGGATTTTGTCGGCTGGCGAATGTGATTTATACGATGATGCCGAAATTTACCATTATAAGGCAAGAGCGATTAGCTGTGCTGAAAGTGAAAAGGGATATCATGTTGAGGTAACGGCAACGTTCAAAGCACAGCCGTATAAGATATCTGACGATTTTTCTGACAAGGGATTTGACAATTTCAGTTTTGAAAATGACTATCTAAATCTTACGGACATGACACTGACGGCTATTGAAATGGCTCCACACGCCCCTATGGGTGTTTTGAAAGTCTATTTGTATTCAGACGTGCCGATAAAACCACGTCTGATATATAGGCGGTCTGCTGATGATATTGACAAGGTAGGATTCACACATTTTCAAAACAACAGCGTTGATATTTCCGAAAAGGTATACAGACCGACAGAAAAACCATTCGATATGGACGAACTGATTTTACAGCCGGGTTTGAACACTTTGTCAGCGTATGGCTTCGGGTCGCTCACGCTGGATCTGCATGAGGAGGTGTTATAAATGCATACTGTCACTATCACAAACGGCACAGAAAAAACCACGATACATAGTGATAACCTTGACCGCATTTCGGGTGGAAAAATCGTCAAGGCTGTCAATGCCGTTGACAGTTTTACGTTTACCATATACCCTGACAATGCAGGATATGACAAACTGAAACCACTGACAACATCGGTCACTGTCACGGACGACAACACAGGCAAAAACGTTTTTATCGGACGTGTGCTGAAATGCCCTGACAGCATGGACGAGCAAGGACTGATTTGTAAATCTGTCACCTGCGAGGGGCGTTTAGGCTGGCTATACGATAGTGTTCAGCCATACGCGGAATACAAAATGGTAGGCGTTCGGACAGTGCTAGCGTCATTCATTTCCAAACACAATGCGCAGGTCGGTGACGACAAACACATATCGGTCGGGCAGGTCACTGTAACGGCTGAAAATAATTACACATATTCTGTCAACTGGGTATCGACTATGGACGCAATATCTGAACAACTGGTCGGAAAATTCGGCGGTGAGATACAGCTGAGAGACCAAGACGGCAAAGTGTATATAGACTATCTGGAACATATCGGACACGGCACAGATACAAAAATAGAACTGGCGGTAAATCTAAAAACTATCAGCCGTGAAATTGATGAAACGAGCGTTATTACACGACTATATCCGCTGGGCGCAAAGCTGACCGATAGCGAGAAAAGGCTGACGATTGGCAGTGTAAACGGCGGTAAAGACTATATCGAAGACAGTGCATTGGTCGCTAAGTATGGCGTAATCAGCGGTACACAGACGTGGGACGACGTAACACAGGCGTCAATTTTGAAGACAAAAGCTACAGCATTCCTGAAAAGTGCAAACAAAGCCAAAAAGCAGTATAAAATAACTGCGGTTGATTTGTCAACAATTGATATGAATTTTGAACAGTTTGAGCTAGGCTGCTGGTATCGTGTGGTCAACCCTCTCATGGGGATTGACGAAGATTTGCGCATAATCGGCATTACTATCAACCTAGACAACCCTGAACAATCGGATTTGACATTTGGTGACAAATTTGAGACCATGACAGGGTTCATGACAGCCAAAACCAAGAGCCTGCAGACCGCTATTGATAATAGTGAATTCAGAAACAGACAGGTCATAGACAGCAAAATTGAAAATGCCACAAAACTGATTACGGGCGCAGAGGGTGGACACGTTATTCTTGACCCGTCCGAAAAACCAGAGCGCATTCTGATTATGGATACGGCTGACATAAATACCTGTAAATCCTGCATTCAGCTAAACAAAAATGGTTTAGGTTTTTGGAAATCGTCCGACGGCGGTTCTGCAAAAACAGGGCCGTACACAAACGCATGGACTATCGACGGAAATTTGGTGGCTAGTTTTATAACCGCCCTGACCCTGACAGGGTTGAAAATCAACAACGGCAATGGAACGTTCAAAGTGGACGAGAACGGTAACGTTATCGCCAATAGGCTGTCGTCGAAATCGGCAACTATCACAGGCGGAACGATAAATATAAAAACGTCTAGCCAGAATACCAGTGTAATTCAGCTATCCCATAATGAATGGACGCTGAAAGTCAGTCCGCTGGAGATACGCATTGACAACAGCACAATCGGCGGTCATATCGTCTTGCAGGCTGGCGCTATGTCAGGCTATTGGAATAACGAATTAAAATTTTCACTAGATACAAATAGTGGTAATATTTCAACGTACACAGACAGCGGTAAAAAGGTGTTTACAGTTGATACCAATAACAGGGCGATGTATTTGTATAACGAAAATGAAAAAATCGCAGTGCAGTGCTACGGCAAAACAGGTGATATCATGTGTAACAGCGTTACCACAAAGAACCACACACTAGACTAGGAGGGATAAAATGGCAAATAATGTTGATTTGGCAGCGGCAATCGAAACTGTCCGAAACGCATTTTATGGCCGTGACGTTCGCCAGGCATTGGTTGACGCACTAACGGCAACAGAACAGGCAGTAAACGATTTGAACCAAAACAAGGTCAAAAGCGGGACGATTGAATACACACTGGAAAAGGCGGCGCCAAGCGTACAAATACCGCTGAATTTGGATTTTGTGCCGAAGCAGATATGCGTGTCACTGAGAGATATCGGCACACCTAGCCCATTTCAGAACTACTGCACCCATGTGCAGGTGTACAAGGGCGCATATTTCGCAGTGATTTGCATGGGTCCTAGCAATGGCGCAACCACTGTCAATGTGCCTGCAGGAACGTACAGCATTGACTACATAGCAATCGTATAGGGGGTGCAGAAATGGTAATCAGACTAGACGAAAATTACAACGCAATGACATCAACAGCCCTTTTGGGCTATGTGGGTGAAACAAATGCCCGTCCTGTGTCTGTCGAAGGGCTGACAGTAGACGGCGCAGACCGCTATGTGCTGACTATAGACTACGGCGACGGCGTTCAGTACGAGGTCGATATCACAGGCGGCACATGGACGCCAACCGCAGATATCTTGCGTTCAGCGCAGACAGTATCGTGTCAGATATGTGCAAAGAAACTGTCAGGCGATGAGTATATTTTAGTGAAAAAATCACGAATTTTCCGTCTGAGAATAGGTGCGGCAATAGGCGATACGGCTATCCCGTCACCAAGTGTGGCAGCTGACGCACTAGACCGCATAGACGCCATAGGCAGACAGGCACACGCAGATATGCAGAAAGCAAAATCAGCCGCAGATACAGCGACAACAGCGGCTGAGAACGCTGAGAAATCAGCTACCACCGCAGGAGTATCAGCCGATACGGCAACGCAGGCGGCAAGCCGAGCTGAAACCGCAAAGACATCTGCAGAAACGTCCGCAACGCAGGCAGACACTGCCAAGCAGGGCGCTGAAACCGCCGCACAGACAGCACAATCCGTGGCTGACAGTTTGCCAGATGACTACACAACCGCTGTCGAAAAAATTGCTGAGAATACTGTTGAGATTTCTGCGGTAAAGCTGACGGACAAAGAGTTACAACGTAGGGTAAATGCACTGTATGACATGGGCAATGGTGTGACACATCAGTTTGAAACTTACAGTGATACGGCATATCAGAAAGCAGTGCCGACAGGGGCGAAGCTGATGTCGGTTAAAAATATCGGCGGTAGGTCTATCGTGTGGAATCAGTTGGTTCAATCAAAATCCAATGAAATCACAGGTTCAGGCGTGAAGATTACGTTTTCTAACGATGGCATTGTTACACTGAACGGAACGTGTACCACAACAGGTAATGCAGCTTCTGTACAACCTGTTAAAAACCAAAAAGAACATAAGTATCTAATAGTTGCAAACCCATTGTCAGGTGTTTATGGGGCAGGTCAGTTGTTGTTTAGTTCGCAATCATATGGACTGGATTCTACAGGTCACGGGGCTATAATCACAAATGGAAGTAGCAATGAGAAGTGGTATTATACGCTATATGTGTATAAGGACGTTACATATGATAACGTTAAACTACAACCACAAATTTTTGATTTAACCCAAATGTTTGGCGCAGGCAACGAACCTAGCACAGTGGAAGAATTTGAAGCCATGTTCCCTAATGATTATTACCCATATAATGCAGGTGAGATTGTCAGTGCTGGCACGGAAGAGGTCGCTGTGGGTGATACCGCCTACCCAATCCCCGAAGCAATCCGCAATCTGCCTGGCTACGGCTGGAGCGCAGGAACGGCACGAAACTATGTGGACTATGAGAATAAACGATATGTTCAGTGCGTGAGCAGCGTTGATTTGGGGACGCTGGATTGGAAATTTAACACGACTTCCAGTGTTGGAAATCATTTCTACGCACTTGCAGACCATCTCAATTTTAAATATCTAGGTGAATTTGGATCAACCATTTATAATGCGTTGTGCAGTAAATATAGAACAGTTGCAAGAAATTCCCATGTATTTGTTGATAAAACACTCGCAATAGACGGAGTTACCGTAGTTTCACAGATTCAGGTCAAAGATACAGCCTACCCCGATGTAACCGCATTTAAACAGGCTATGCAGGGTGTTATCCTATACTACGAACTAGCAACCCCAATCGTCACAGACATTTCAACCATGATACCAGATGATTTTCTGCGAAATATCGAGGTAGAGGCAGGGGGTTCAGTGACATTCAAAACCAACAATGATAATTACCATATACCAGTGCCGTCAGAAGAAGAATATGTGGTCAAGCTGTCAGAGATAGGAGGTACAACATGACAGAATTGCAAAAGAAAATGGCTGACAAGCTGGGGTTATCCCAAGAAGATTTTCAGCCGAAAAAAGCCACGAAAGTGGACGAACTAGAAGCACAGGTGCTATACACTGCACTAATGACCGACACGCTGATTGAGGAGAGTGACGACAATGTATAAAAAAGTCAAACGTTTGTACGACTTAGGGTTGTACACCGCTGAACAGGTCAAGGACTTTGCTGACAGGGGCAAGATAACCCCTGAGCAGTACGAGGAAATCACAGGGCAGAGATATGAAAATGAGGTGAGTGAATGAAGTACATAATCATGCTGATAATCGTGATAGGGCTTGCACTGGCTGATTTTGCCACAGGCTGGATAAAGGCCTATTGCAAAGGTGACGTTAGGTCGTCAAAAATGCGCAAAGGTGGTCTGAACAAGCTAGCCGAAATAGTCATAATGGGCGTGGCTATCGGTTCGGAGATAGGTTTTGAACAGCTGGGGCACTACTATGGACATAGCGAACTGGCAGGCATTGCAGGCACCATAACCGCACTAGCTGTTTTCGGGTATATTTTTGCTATGGAAATTGTTTCAATACTGGAAAATTACGGTGAAATCAATCCGCAGGCTAGCTGGATAAACAAAATTGTGGCAAAATTCGGAGTTTTCAAAGACAAAGACAAGGAGGATTAATTATGACTATGACATTCGACGAGTTCGTAAAGAAATACAAGGGCAAGGGCATTGATTTTGACAAAGCATACGATGTACAATGTTTTGACCTGGCGAACCAGTTCAACAGAGATGTTATCGGCTGCGGTATGTTCACAGGTCTGTATGCTAGACAAATCTACGAAGATTTCGACAGGCAGGCGGTCAAGGGCTATTTTACCAGAATTAAAAACACACCGTCATTCGTTCCGAAAAAGGGTGATATCGTTGTGTGGGGCGGTAGTCTGAACGGCGGTATCGGTCATGTTGCCATTGCTACAGGTGAAGGCAACACAAGGTATTTTTACAGCTACGATCAGAACTGGTTAGGCAGAAATGACCCATGTACACGTGTCTATCACAACTATAACCACGTCTTGGGCGTTCTCCGCCCGAAAAATCAGAGCGTTATCAATCCGCCCACACTGGAGACGAAAGGCTATAAAAAAGGCGCAAGCACAGACGGGTCATATGCCCTGAAACAGTTGCTGATCCTTGACGGTGCGAAGCTGGACGATAATGCAATCATCGGCAAAGGCACTGTCAGTGCTATCAACAGCCGTCTGAAAGCATGGGGGTACAGACCGAACGGCATAGCAGGCAAGAAATTCATCAAGAAACTGCGTGAAAAAATCCAGAAATAGTCGAATAAAATTCGCATAAAACTCGCATAAAATTAGCCGTCAGAGCGCTTTGCCCTGGCGGCTTTTTTTATTGCGGATACACAGTCATTGCAGCACTTTGTGAATTGTACTGATATCATTATCATCACGTTCAGCGTTTACAAAAATCGTATTCAGCCATTTCACCTGATAGCCGTTGTTTGTATGGTAGCCGTGGAAGTGCGCTCTTCTGATGTGCGGTGCTTTTGGTGCACTGTGACCTTGTGGGCTGTGCTGATAACTGACGCTGCTCTCAGCCTGCCTGTGCTTGCGCACGGCAATGCCAATGCGGTATCCCACGTTTGCTATGGCTGATTTCTGTGGCTGTGCAGACGGCTTCTGTGGATGCTGTGCGGCGGTCTCCTTCTGTGCCTGTCGTTTCGTGACAGGTGTGATTTCAGCGTTTACGGCTGATAGGTAGACAATGAACTGCAATTTTTCGGCTATTTCGCATATCATTGCCTCAGTGACCGCCTTGTCTTTTTTGGCATAGCTGCCAAGAATTTTATATATCAGGTCTTCAACTGATATATCATACTGTAATTCTATAGCGATAGATTCCGAATAGTAATCTTTTTCGACATCGTCAAAAAAATATTCTGTCATTGTCATTCGGTCGCCCTGCAAGTCGAAAAAGAACCCCACACTATTTTTGTATTTTCGCTGAATATAAAAACAGTTGCATGGCAATTGTTTGAAAACGTCTGCACTAATCTTCAAATCGGCTGTGCCCTGACCACTCAGCAGGCTGGCAAAATCATCGTCAAATAAATACACTTGCCGTCCGCTGTAGCACCAATTCACCATATTTTTTATGGCGCCAAGCTTGTCTAAAAAATCATCTGACATTATCGTTTGTTCGGTCAGCTTGGCGGCTTCGTCTAGGGTCTTCTTACCAATTTTGATATAGTCACGCATCAGCTGACCGCTGACATAATCCACTATATCGGTATCGGTTGCGATATGTCCTATGGCCTTAATGGTTTCTGCATTGGCTGCTACAACTTTGTCTGGCAACAATTCGTATTTTTGCTTCGCCATATCACTTCACCCTGATGTTTATGCGGTCGATATTTACATTTGTTGCTTCTATGCCGTGCTTTTTCAGTTCTCGTTCGATTGTAACCGAATTTTTTGGAGCGATAAGTCTTATCTGTCTGCAAATATAGTGCTTCTCGCACTTTTCGCCATAATTCTTTCCCTTGACAACTTCAAACTCGTCCGAAATATCATCATCGGTCAGCCCTAGTTTTTCAACTAACACTTTCCAATCTTCGGGGCTGATAGGATCCAGAACTTTGACTTCCACGCCGTCACGTGGTGCCATTTTATATATCCAGTATGCTTTTTTGTCAAATTCCACTGCGCTTCGTGGAATATTGGCATTTCCACGTGGTATCAGAATTTTCGATACGTCGTCAACGTTGGAAAAATCAATCATATTCAACTGATATGTTCTGTTTTTGATTTTCACCAGCAAATAGTTGCCCTCAGGGGCATACAGCCCATCAACTATCAATCGCTTTTCGCCGTTGATCTCCTCAAATTCAAAGCTATCGGCTTCCAGCAAATCTTCTGGTTTGCAGTCCAGCGCCGTGCATAGACGTCCTAATGTGTTCGCCTGGATAAAATTGATATCCTGCGCACCGCTCTCCAGACGGCAGATATAGCTTCTGACAGAACCTATTCTCTTTGCCAGCTCCTCTTGTGTGATACCTCTTGCTTCTCTCATGTCTTTCAACTTGCTCATGTTATCAGTTCCTTTCAAATTTTATCTTGCTTTCCAGCCGACGCCCTTTCGGGCGTTTCGTATCAATTTTCAGATACTCGTCAGGGCTGTTTATGCGATATGTTCTGCGCACATTCTTTCGGCTGCCGCCTTGATGTTCTTCATAGTGGCTTCCCCATCCCATTCCAAGTAAGCGATATTCTTATCTTCGTAGTTGACCCAAGAGTCACATGTTAATTCGTCACACCATACATAACCTGTTGAGCAATCAACCATCAACACACCCATTGTTGAACGATAGAAGCCGCCCTCATTAGCTCTCTTAAAAGTTCCTACTGCTTTTTTTACGCCTGTGATTTTCATGATTTTGTACCTCCGAAAAAATTAATTTTTGATTTCAAGTCTCATCTCTTGTCTGTGATTATAGTATACCATGTTATCTAGCAAATGTCAAGTAGTTAGATAACAAAAATATAGATAACATTGAATTTTGTAGGATTGCACAAATATAGACTTGCCTTTTGTGCATATTTTCAGAGTGAAATTTCAGCGTGTGCAAAATTCCGTGTCATATTTCGTGTCATATATTTATCATTTTGAATGATATTTTATCATTTCTACGCATATTTTAGCATTTTAGGACATAAAGAAAACCGCCTATCTACGTTGTTTGACGTAAACAAGCGGTTTCGTGCTGGTCGAGGTGACGGGACTTGAACCCACGGCCTCTGCGTCCCGAACGCAGCGCTCTACCAAACTGAGCCACACCTCGAAATACCACTGTAATATTATATCACACCCATCAAACCTTGTCAAGGCGTTTTTTTCAGTTTTGTATCCTCTTTGCTTTTTTTACTGCGTTGACCTTTGGTGTATGACGAATTTATTGAAATCATTCTCATTGTAACTTATTTTCATTGACATACGCCTTGCGTTGTGATATTATATATATAAAGGCGTTCTCGTTTAAAAGTTTTTGTATGAGGTGATGAAACTGATGAATATGAAGAAAAGAATGTTGAGCATTGTCCTGTCTGGCGCAATGTCTGTTTCTACTGCTGTGTCTGCTGGATCGTTCAGTGCCTTTGCCGTGGCGCAATGTGTTGCGTATTCAGGCTCTAATGTGAATGCTCAGGACTATGTGCAATGGTCTGACACAGTGAAATCTTACCTGACAGTGTGCGACAACGGCAATTATATGCGTGTCCAGTCAGGCGCTATCGAGGGCAAGCTCCTTGTGGAATATTACAGCTCTGATTTTGAACCGCTCAGCACTAAGCTTATCGACAATGAACTGCCGATCTTTGGTGCTTTCTATGACTCCGGCAATAATTATTATGTACTTAGCGGTCAGGAAAATCCGAAACAAAACGACTCCCTAGAGGTTTTTCGTATAACGAAGTATGATAAGAATTGGAACAAAATAAAGTCCTGCGGTCTGTATGGAGCTAACACTACAGTTCCATTCGATGCAGGCTCGGCAAGAATGACCCACAGCGGTGACCACCTGCTTGTCAGAACTTGCCACGAGATGTATAAGTCAAGCGACGGAAATAATCATCAGGCTAATGTTACCATTGAAGTTGATATGCCGTCAATGACTATCACTGATTCATATACCGGCGTCATGAACGTTGATTATGGCTATGTGAGCCACTCCTTCAATCAGTTTATAAAAACTGACGGCAACCATATAGTCGCCCTCGACCATGGTGACGCTCATCCACGTTCTGCCGTTCTGGTGAAGTATAATTCTGATTTTACTACAGGCAAATTCTTCCCAAGCTATTTTGAACAGGTCAGCAATATCGACGTTGTAACATACCCTGAATATACCGCCGGTCACTATAACTATACAGGTGCGGCTATAGGCGGCTTTGATGTGTCATCATCAAGCTATATAGTGGCACAGAGTACAGTTGACCTTGACTATATCAATACGTCAAAAACACGAAACGTCTATGTTTCCGCTGTTTCAAAGGACCTTTCCACAAACAAGCTCAATAAGATAACTTCTTATGCAGAGGGTACAGACTCGGCTTCTGCTCCACAGCTTGTGAAGATAAATGATAACAGCTTTTTGCTGTTGTGGGCCAGAGATACAAAGGTAAGCTGTGTGAAGCTAAACGCTGACGGCACAGTAAACGGCAGTATACACACCTTTGAGGGAAGCCTTTCAGATTGCCAGCCTGTTATCAAAAACGGCAGAGCAGTTTGGTATGTTTACGATAAAAATAACGTGACCTTTAACTCCCTGAACCTTTCAAATCTTGATGATATAAAGACGGTTGACGTCAAAACAGGTCATGACTATGAAACAAAGTACGCATCAAAAACTGACGGCACTGTAACACAGACCTGTAAGTCTTGCGGTTATGTGAATAAGTTCACAGTTCCGACCTCTACCACTGTTTATTGGCGCACAGACCTTTCGAATACGACCTTTTCAAGCGTATTGAGCAAAACTCAGTTCAGTGTGGGCGACAGCATTGATTTCTGGCTTTATGACGATACAGACTACACAGTTGAATTTTCTGATCGCAGTATGGTAAGTGTAAATAAGCTTGAAAACTATGCTAATGATATCAGACGTATCACATTCAAAAATGGCGGGGCACTCACTGTAAAAATTTATCCTACATATAATCCGTCTGTAGCAAAGACATACAAACTCACCTGCGGATGCACGAGCCACACATATGGAAGTGCTGTTATCACAAAACAGCCGACTTGCACATCAGAGGGTACAAAAACAAAAACTTGTACGCAGTGCGGAGCAACAGTAACAGAAACAATTGCAAAGCTTTCCCACAGCTACACAACCACAGTTGTTGCACCTACTTGCACTGCTGACGGCTACACTCTCCACAAGTGTTCTGTTTGCGGTACTTCATACAAGGATAGCACAACAAAAGCAACAGGTCACAGCTACGGAAATTCTGTTGTAACAAAACAGCCGACCTGCACATCAGAGGGTACCAAAACAAAGACTTGCACAAAGTGCAATGCGACAGTTACAGAAACTATACCAAAGACTTCACACAAATATGCTGACACAGTTGTTGCACCTACTTGCACTACTGACGGCTACACACTCCACAAGTGTTCTGTTTGCGGTACTTCATACAAGGATAACACAACAAAAGCAACAGGTCACAGCTACGGAAATTCTGTTGTAACAAAACAGCCGACTTGCACATCAGAGGGTACTGCTATAAAGACTTGCACAAAGTGCAATGCGACAGTTACAGAAAAGCTTCCTGCAAAGGGTCACACTGCAGTTACCGACAAGGGCTACCCTGCTACTTGCACCACCGCAGGCAAAACAGACGGCTCACATTGCTCAGTTTGCAATACTGTTATCAAGGTTCAGACAGTGATATATGCCACAGGTCACAAGTCAAGCGGTTGGATAATCGACAAAACGGCTTCTATCGGAGTTAAAGGCTCAAAGCACAAGGAATGTACAGTCTGCAAGAAAGTTCTTGAAACGGCTGAGATCCCTGCACTTTCAAGAATTAGCATTTCAAAGGCAAGCGTGACACTTTCCACTTCGACCTACGCATATGACGGCAAGGCAAAGAAGCCTGGTGTAACGGTCAAGCTAAACGGCAAAACTTTGAAGAATGGTACAGATTACACAGTTTCCTATTCAAACAACATCAAGGTCGGAACAGCAAAGGTCACTATCACGGGCAAGGGCAATTACACTGGCTCAGTTTCTAAGACCTACAGTATCAAAAATAACTTCAAGAAAGCCACAGTTTCGGGCATTTCCACAAAGGCTTTCACTGGCAAGAACATCACTCAGAGCATTACTGTTAAATACAATGGCAAAACTCTAAAGAATGGCACTGACTACACAGTTTCGTACTCAAATAACAAGAAAATAGGCACTGCCACTGTAAAAATCGCAGGAAAAGGCTCTTGCACAGGCACTATCACAAAGACGTTCAAGATAAATCCTGCAAAGCAGGAGATACAGAAGCTCACAGCTAAGAGCAAGGCATTCTTTGTGGATTGGGCGCAGAAAGGCTCGGCTACCGGATATGAAATTCAGTACGCTACCAACTCAAAGTTCACAAGTGCAAAGAAAGTTACCATAACAAACAACAAGACCGACAAGACCACTGTTTCAAAGCTTTCAGGCAAAAAGAAATACTATGTTCGTGTTCGTTCGTACACAACTGTAAAGGGCACGAAATACTACGGCGCTTGGTC